GGATCAAAATCCTGATTATTTTATTGGTGTAGATGCCGGATTTTTTAGGATTTACGATCAGACAGCCGGATTGACACGTTTTGTGATTAATTCATCCGGTGTGACAACCATTGCAGGGGATTTAATTGTTGGTACAATTGCAAAAACAGGTGGCACAGCATCGCAGTTTTTAAAGGCAGATGGCACAATTGATTCAAGTACATACGTGACATCGGCAACATTGGCAAATTACTTATTAAGTGCAACAGCCGCAACCACATACCAAACATTGGCTAATTTATCAACGGATTTGACTGCATCGGCAACCAAATATCCATCGGTAAATGCAGTTGTGACCGGGTTGGGTACAAAACAGCCATTGGATGCAGATTTGACAGCCATTGCGGCATTGGTAGGAACAACCGGATTTTTAATTAAAACGGCAGCCGACACGTGGTCATTAGATACAAATACTTATTTAACCACAACAAGTGCAGCAAGTACATATTTGACACAAACAACGGCCGCAAGTACATACCAACGTTTGGATAAAATGGTGTCAAATTTATTGGCATCATCAACAGAATATCCAAATAGCAATGCCGTATTGGCAAAGTTGGCATTGAAAGCGGATGCGGCAAATCCTGTATTTACAGGTGATTTATCAATCAGCGGTGCAACACCACGATTGTATTTTGTTGATACAGATCAAAATCCTGATTATACCATTTTTGTTGATTCAGGATATTTCTACATTTACGATCAAACAGCCGGTGCAACAAAATTCCAAATAACACCATCAGGCAATGCAATCAATACAGGCACATTGACATCTGCATCATTTATCAAATCAGGTGGCACTGCAAGTCAGTATTTAATGGCTGATGGATCAGTCACAACATTATCAGGATTAGTGACAGGATCAGGAACAACAAATTATTTGCCAAAATGGACATCAGCAAGTGCGTTGGGTAATAGTATATTATTTGAAACAACAGGATTTGCAAATATTGCCGGAGATTTAAAAATTGAATCAACAGAGCCACAAATATATTTAACTAAAACAGGAACAGATGCAGGAATATGGCGAATATTAGGATCAACAGGTCAAACATTACGCAGATTTAGAATTTATGATGAAATAGCCGGATTAGATAGATTTGATATTTTTTCATCAGGTAATGTTTCAATTGGAACAACAACAGATTCAGGATACAAATTAGATGTAAATGGATCATTAAGAATACAAGGTGTTAATCCATCAATTACAACAGATAGCGCAACAGATTACACAATTATAAATGCACGTAAAAACGGAACAAGAACGTGGCAAATTGATAGTGTTAGTGGCAATTTTTGGCTTTATATGCAAGGTGCAGCAAATTATGCGTTACAAATTGCAGGTTCAACAGGTGCAGCCGTGTTTTCGAGTAGTGTTACGGCAGATGGCTTTGGCAGCGGAATTTCATCATTAAGTGCGTGGGGTGCTTCTCCTGTTAGACCAATTATTGAAGGAAGAGAGGGTAATGCAATTTCAAATTATGTTGGATTGCCTGAAATGTATTATACATCTAATGCATATTATAATGGTACTGCTTGGATTAGAAAGTCTGCAAATGCATCAATGAATATGGTGTTAAGCGGGTATAATAATAACTTTTTAATTCAATCAGGACCAACAGGTGCAGCAAATGGAATAATAACTTTTTCTACATTATTTTTAATTAATGGTTCAAATGGCAACGTAGGTATTGGAAATTCAGGTGCAAGTAATTTATTAACAATTGGTCAAGATGCTACAATTCACTATACACAAACAGGAATTGCAGCAATGACATTAAAGGGATTATCAAGTGGTGCAAGAGCATTATTTGAAATTCATTCCGCAGACGCAGCCGTAAAATTGGTTTTGCAATCTGTTTCAGGTTATGGAGTAAATTTGGGGGCATTAACTGCATCAGATATACATATAAATAATTCATCGGGTAATATTACCATAAAAGCAGGTGGAAACGTATTAATTGGATCAACAACAGATTCGGGATATAAATTAGATGTAAATGGTACACTAAAAACAAGCGGTGACATTTTTACAACATCTACTTTAAAAATGTCAGGAAGTAGTTCATACAATTGGATGATTCAAAATTACAATGATGGCAATTGGGGGTTTGGAATGTTTAATAGTGGATCACAATATTATCCAACCGTTTATTTTTCAGGTGACGGCACAAATGATCGTGGTTTTAGGGTGCGAAATGTTAATGGTGGCACAAATTCATTTTTGGTTAATTCATTAGGAAATGGAACATTTTTAGGATCAGTCACAGCCACATCATTTTTTGAATCATCAGATAATCGATTAAAAAAATTGATTGATGGATCAGCACAAATTGCAGGAATTGAAAATTTAGAAGCCAAATTATACGAAAAAAATGGCAAAATTGAATTTGGATATTTTGCACAGGATGCACAGGAATTTATGCCATATTCAGTTGAAAAAAACATGGATGGATTTTTAACATTATCATATCGTGAAGTACATACAGCAAAAATTGCACGATTAGAACAAAGGGTTGCCGAATTAGAAAAACAATTAAACGCAGCATAAAATATGTCATGGGCAGGAATAGCAAATAATCAGGCGGTTTCGTGGAATAATTTACAGGATGCCGTAAATAATAACGTATTTATTAAAATTGGATTGATACCACCGTCAGGTGTTTCAGGTACAAGGGAGGTCACAAAATTAGGAGCATTGACAACAATTGATTGTCAGGCATCATATTTGTCAGGGAAAACAGATAACCAATTAGTCGTAAAAAGCAATTTAGTTGCTACGGCTTACACATATTATCAATTGACTGCGTGTGGCGGTGGTGCAGCGGTTTACACTAAAATTTTACCAACATTAGGAGTTGGCCAAAGATATGTTTTGCCCGGAATTACACCATTATTTTACTATTATAATGGAGCAAATCAAACAACATTACCGGCCGGATATAATGGATCAATTCAAATTGTGGTAGGTTCAACGTATTGTCCATAATCTGTATATTTGCATATTAAACAACCAAATCAACATAAAATGAAAAGAAAGTACGCAGAAATCATTGTTTTGTCACGCATTTTAAGCCATTTTGCCGGTGATCAAAAGACAAAGGCACAAAAGAAATTGGCCAAAATCAATGAGAAATTAAAGCCATATTTGGATAAATATGAGGAACAGGCAGAGGAATACAGATTGGACAATGCATCAGTTGATAAAGATGGCAACCTAATTTTAAAAGAAAATGGCGGTTATTCATACACAAAAGATGGATTAAAAAAATTGACTGAAAAATCAAAGGCATTAAATTTAACAGAGGTTGATTTTATTGCCATTCAAATTGTCAATCCTGATGGATTAGAAGAATTTGGATTTTTAAATGGATGGGTTGAGGGTGTTGAGTTCACAAACATAGAAGAAGAAATAGAAATATAAAATATGAAAACAATCGAACCGGTTTCCATTTGGGATAATGGCAAAACATTAAATGCAACCATTTTAAATGCGTATGCGGTCAATGTAACGTTGGGAACATCCGCAACATTTTATTATTCATTGAGTGCGGAAAATGAGGATCAAACAATTGGATCACAGGTTGCACAGGGCAATTTATCAATGACAGGTGATGATTATGCAAAATGGGCCGCAGATGCTTATGCATGGGATTGGGTTGCAGAGCAATTAAATTTAACAATTACAGGCGAATACGTGCCACCTGTGCCACCGGAACCAACACCGACACCGGAAGCATCGATTGAGCCATCAATTGAATCACCTGCGGTTTAAATGGCATTAGTAAACGGCACCAATGTTGTTTTATATGAAGGCGATGTGGCATTAGGGCATTCCAAATCAGCCACGATGTCTTTACAAATGGACATGGCCGAATTTACCAATAAAAATTCGCAGGGTTGGAAGGAAGTATTGGCCGGTAAAAGATCGGCATCATTTTCAGCGGATGGATTGATTGATTATTCTGATCAGGTTAATTACAACCAATTTGTGGACAGAATTATTACACGATCACAGGTGCAATGGGTATTCCAAACGGCCGGGATGTTTTATTACGGTTTAGGGTATATCAACAACGTGGAACAGGTTTCACAGATGGAAAACGTTTCAACATATTCTGTTGATTTTATCATTTCAGGCCGGATTTATACGGATACACGATTGATATGGAATCAGGTGTTTACGAATTGGGAAAACTTAAATATTCAATGGCAAAATCTATAATGCATTTTGAATATATTTGCATTAAATAACAGAGCATAAAAATTAAACAAAAATATGGCAACATCGGGAGTATTTAACGGCACGAACCTATTGATCAAAGTTGAGGGAACGGCTATTGCACACACAACATCATGTTCATTGTCTATTTCACAGGACATTGCAGATGCAACAACAAAAGATTCATCAGGTTGGTCTGAGGGAATCAGCGGTTTACGTTCAGGCGAAATTTCGTTTGATGGTTTAGTGAACTACGCATCTGCGGCAAATGCAGAGGAATTGGTTGATTTTGTTTTGAATCGTACAATCATCACGTGTGTATTTGGAACAATCGCATCAGGTGACACGATCTACACAGCGGAGGGATACATTGCATCCATCGAGCAATCGGCAGAAATGGAAGCAGCGGTGACATTCAGCGGATCAAT